GGATTGGCCGTGGCCTCTCCGATGAACCCACCATAGGACATCAGCGCCAAGGCTGCAACCAACCCATGGAACACATAGGAATGCGTGCGCGATCATACACCATCCACATACATGCCCGGCTCACCCGTGGAATCGAGGAAACTCCTTGCGTCGCAAGGGATCTCAGCGTTTTCCACAGCTAGAACGGTGGTTTTCCACAGGATATCTACAGGAAATCTTAATATTTCCCCCTCTTTCTCCCCAGGAATTGTCAGGATATCCCCATATTCCCCAGGGCTGGCACCGTTATCCCCAGGGTTATCCACAGGCACACCCCCTGTTTATTTTTTTTCCTCTCGGTTGTGGAAAAATGAGCCCCTTGCTAGAAGGATCAGCAGAATATTTTCCCAAATCGGCCTATATATAGCTTTTTTAACCAAATTTTAACTTTAAAAAACAAAAAAAATTATTTTTTTTAAAAAAATAGGCCCTATTAGGGCCCAGATAAGTTAATTATTTTAGAATTAATACAGATAAGTACAAAAGAAGTAGCATGGCACCCAAAAAAGTAACTAAAAGAGAAGCTTTGAAAAAACTTCGTGAGCAAAATAATAGAGTAAAGAAGGCATTAAAGCCTGTGAAGGTTTCTAAAGAGACTGCTGCTAAAAGAAGAGAGTCTGTTAAAGGAAAAAGTATTGCAGAACAGAAAAATGCTCCCGGAAGACCCGATTGGAAAAAGCGTAGAGAAGAAAGACAAGCACGAAGGGCTAAAAGTGATGCTAATCAGAAAGAATTCAATAAAGTACTTGCTGAAAACACACGCCTTGTTAAGGCGTTAAGAGAAGTTCGTGACGATGCTAAGAAAAGTGGGAGGATAACTCCAAAAAGAAGAGCAGAAATACAGAAACGTGAAGAAAAAAGTATTAGAGATTATGGCAAAAAAAAATAGGAAAAGATAGTATTCGCGGAAATTAACAATGGCTAATCCGGATTATTACGATCTACGCAAACTACGGTCTTTGGTTCAAAAACCCAAGGGCAAACCAAAGGCTAATCCGAATACAGCGTTATTTAATAAACAAACAAAAAAAGGTCAGTCTAAAAAGCGCTGACCTTTTTTGAAGGAATTAAGCAAAGCTAAATAGCGCTGTCATTAAAAGTCATAGTCTTGAATCTTTTTGCTGCATCAGCAGCTCTAAGCATCGCGTCTTCATCTGGCACAGCAAAGGCGAGTACTTTTTTGCTATCAGTAATAAAATCACGAACCGTAAGGTCATCGGCACCAGCAGCAGCCATCTCTAAAGCTCTTTGTTTAATATCTTCAAGACCTGCGACTCGATCAGAAAGTTTACTTTCGTCCATAATAAGCATGTAATTTATATGACAAGTTTAGCAGCGGTAAAATGTTAAATATATTAGAGATTTAGAAATGCGTTACCAGCAGCCAAGCATGGAAGGCACCTTATTCGCAATGCGCAATGCGGAAGGTGGCCGAGGGATGGTTAGAGATATTCTCATTGGACAAGCAGCTAACAGTGTAGGCAACATGCTGCTCGATGCTTTTGAGCCTGAACAAAGAAAAAGAGATGAAGAAAAAGATTTAGGCGATCGGTTCAGAGATTTTACAAGGACAGCATTAAACATTGGCACAGGAGCTAATTACGCTTATCAAATGGCCAGAGGTTATGGACTCTTTGATAAGCAACCTAAAGGTGCTGTACAGGGAGAGAATCAAAACTTCAATGAACAACCTCCGGCAAGTCCGCCACCTAGGCCCGGTGCAGCAGAGAAAGCACCGAGTCAGGTCGAGGGCTATGCCCCTTACGGTTTATTGAAGGGCAGTGAACCCACAATGACTGAACGCACCCGTCAAGGTGAAGAGTTAGTCAAAGCAGCACGTGTCGAGGGCTATGCCCCTTACGGTTTATTAAAGGGCAGTGAACCCACAATGACTGAACGCACCCGTCAAGGTGAAGAGTTAGTCAAAGCAGCACGTGCCGAACGGATGCCCGGATTGGTTGTCACTAACCTAAGTGCAATGGTCGATGACGACATGATGAATCGACTTCGAGGACTGGAGAGAGAAGCGGCTTCTTATCCAAAGAAAAGAGAAGAGCCTAGTGATTACGAAAAAGGCATGGCAGCTGGAATGGAAGCTATGGCCATGCGTAATCTGCAAAGTCAGGCTCCCAGTCAAACAGTTGACGTTACCTTTACTGAACCAGAGCGCAGATCGACTGCTTACGTGGCTCCAGAACGTAGTTCAAATCCTTTGCTCTCAAGAGAGCCTATGGGTTTCAATGAAACCTATGGAGTCAAGGGCGGTGTACCCATGGCACGAGATACCCGCAAAGAAGAGGACGCAGAAAGCTTAGCTAATTTCTACGCAAATTTACCAACCAATCCTGAGACAGGCGAACGTGATCTTGGTAACTTTGCTTCTAAGTATTTAGTTTCTAAAGGAGCTATTGAGCCAGATACTGTGATGGTAGTCGATCCAGAAGTAGATCAGCCTCGTAACTCTGGCGGACTTCTCCAGGGTCAATTACGCGGTGAAACATTATACAATCAACAAGAGAATAGAGAGCCTTTTGTGCAAGATCAACAGATAGATGCAATCTATTCAGGGGATGAACAAGGCCCTGGATTTAAATCAGGTCGCGGTGAAGCACAACGGCAGATGCAAAACTTCATGGCACAAATGCTAGATGATAATGCGGCATCTAACGAAAGAATTCAAAAACAAGTTGCGTCTAGGGAAACCCCAAGTTTCGCACCTACACCTGATATGGTTCCCAATTATGTAATGCCTGAACGCAGGACAGCTGAACCAAAGGCTGCCACTGTGGCACCTTCAATGACAATTTCTGAAGAACCTACTGTAAAGAAAACGACTATCATTGAAGAGACGGTGCCTGCAACACAACAGCGCATGTCACCTCTTGAAGCTTCCGAAAAGCTGCGTCGTATTCAAACAAGTGGTCGCCCTAATTCACGGCAAGAAGCCCAAGATTTCCTGCAATCAATTAAGGGGCAAATGATCAATGGCTAATCAAAAAACCAATAAGTCTTTCAAGCGTGAAGATAAAGCTAAAAATACAACAAATAAAAACTATAGCTTTGTCACAAAAGCAAAAAAGAAGGGGATTACCACTGCTCAGCTCCAGGCAAATGTAGAAAAAAACCCTGATGAATATGATGAAAAAACAAAAAAAGAAGCAAAGCTAAGGGAAACTCTTGTTAGATTAAATAAACGTAATAAGAGTAAAGGGTAATGGCAAGAGATCATCGTTTAGATCTAGGACGCTACGTAAGTAATCCTTTTGATAAAAGAGGTAAGCAATTAAAAAAGTTAAACTTTAATGATCTCTTTAGTTCAAAACCAGAAGGTGGACAATATCCCTGGAACCCTACAAGGTTTACATCTGAAGACTTATTGCGCCGGATGAAAACCCGTAAGGTGACATTAAATCCGGATTTAAAAAATGTAGGTAATTCTCCTTACTTCAAAGATGGTTCGAGATTAGCTGAAGGCCATGAGTTATTTGAAGGGATTGGAAGGTTTAATCGTCAGGAGCAATATGATTTCACAGCAGGTAGACCATTAACACCACAACGTCCTGAAGATCAACCTGATTTTAATCCTACTTGGATGAAGGCTTTTGAGATAAGCCCTACGATGAATCCCAATGATAAACCCAAAAATCCCAACCCAAGTTACGCTAGGCCTGATCCTAACGGTTTTATTCAAGCGATGGCAATGAGTAGTGTCGAGAGCAATAATTCAGATGACTCATCTATTTCAGAATTACTTGCAAACAAAGGAGGCAAAGAAGAGGAAATAAGTGAGGAAGAAAGCACGGAACAAAGTGAATAGAATTTTTAAAGTATAATTGAAATATATTAGATAATTAAATAAAATGGCTGGGTTTCAATTAGCAGGTAAGCTCGCCCCTCTTTTATCCAAGGCATTGCTAAAGAGTGGTAAAGGCATAAGCAATATTTTAGGTCCTGGCGGCGCTAGCGATAAAGTCAGAAAAGCCGCAGTAGTCGGAGCACGAAATTTAAAGTCTCCCGCTATGTCGAGTGCGCTTGACAGTGCAGTAGTGAATGCAGCACCTGAAGCACTTTTTGCCACATTGAGCGGAGGCCTTGGGGCTGGAGCCGGATCTCTTGTATCAAGTGTAGGCACAGAAGGAATTCTTGCCGGTTTAGGAAATGCATCTGGAGTACCAAAAGGAGTGCGTAACCTAGCGACTAACACAAATGTTCGTGGTTTTGCAGGACAGCTTGCTGGAGGTGCGGTAGCAAATTTATTAACACCAAGAACACAGTCACTTCCTTCGCAAACAATTAGCCCTGCGCAACAACTTGAATTAGCGCAGTTACAAGCACAAGCACAGATGCAAGGCAATCAACTCAGTGCTAACTCCCAAGATCTTCTCACTGCTTTAAACGCAGCTACCGCTTTAACAGGTAATCCAGGGTCAATGTTAAACGTTGGCCCCTATCAAGTTCAAACTTTTGATTCATAATTAGTTGTTGTAAAATAAAACATATTAAGGAGTTTTTATTATGGCTAAGGGACAATTGTTCGGGCAGTTAATGAATTATCTGGCTAAGACAGGAAAAGTGGCTGGTCCTATGCTACAAAAAGCAGCCGTGCCCGCAGCAATTGCTACAGGGGGAGCATTAGCGCTAGGAGGACTCGCTAAGCTGGGCCAAGCAGGTGTGGACGTAGTTCAAGGTGATAGAGCTGCAACGGGTAGTTCTCCTCTTGGCGGACGAGGTCCCGGCATGAGTAATGAAGATAACATTGAGTTACTTAGCAAGGTTATGGGCCTTAACGTGGAGCAGACAAGAGAAATGCTTCCACTTATTAATCAGCTTAATGATGAAAATCTGCGTCGTGGTATGGAAGCAACCCGACAGGTCGGCCAGATCCAAGGTGACCTTGCACGTCAAAAGTATGGCTACCAGTTAGCTGGAGGTGCCCAACAGCTTGGTCTCGGCACACTGCAAACTTTAATGTCCAATCCAAATCCCTACGCACAAACAGGTCTAACCGGCGTAAGCAGCCTTAGCCTTTGAGGTGATTTAAATGACTAGTAGTTTTAGATCAGGCTTTTCTTTCGGCACACAATTACCAGATATTGAGTTAGGTGGAAGATATTTTCCAGCAATGCAAGACATGTCTAGTGATAAGCCAAGTGACATGTCCGGAGTTGGACCGGTACAGCAAAAAGCAATGAAGCTGATAGATGAAGGCTATTCCGTGGATGACGCACTTAAATTAGCACAAAGCGATACAGTTAGTGGCGATGATAAGCTCTGGGATTATATCAAAGATGCAAATAGCATTGAAAATTTTAGAGACAGATTAGCATTAAAGAATGAGTTCGAAGCAGAAAGAATGGCGCAGGCTGCTCCTTATAACTTGCTGTATCAGATTCCTAAAACAATTATGCAGGGCGCTGTATTGCCTGCAACAGTAGCTTTAGGCGGTGCCCAAAGAGCTACAGAAGCGCTTGCGAGAATGGGCAATGTTCCCATTGGAGGCTTCGGTACTAACCCAGCAGGCTCTTACAACTTTAGTTAATTAAAGAGGTGTTATCATGAGTTTTTCAGGCAGCGGTTTCAATCCTACTTTCGGTGCGTTTACTCCCGGCGCTGCTGGCTCCTTTCCCTCCTTCGCAAACTCAATTAGTGCAGGTCAAAACGCATTTGGCACAGGCGGATTTTCAGGTAATAACAGTAACAGCGGCGGAAACTTTTTTAGTAACTTCCTTGGCGGTCTTGGTGGTAATTCAGGGAGAAATCTTACTACTGGCGTCTTAGGGGGTATTAATACAGGATTGGCTCTTGATACAGCCAATCGCACCACAGATGCTGCTTTAGCCACTGCTAGAGGGCAGCTAGCATTTGCAGACCAAGCAAGAAAGGAAGCAACTCTTGCTCAGTTAGCTAATAATGCTCTTAATATAGATGCTCAATTTGGTTTTGGCGCTAATGCAAACTATCTGCGTGCTAGTGCTGCTGACAGGGAAAGAAGGGAGAGAGATTTTGCAGATACGTTAAGAGCGGCTGAGTTCGCTAACACTCCCGAAGCTAGAGAAGCGCAGCGTTTCCAAAACCGGTTAGCGATTCAAAGAGACGTTGCAGGTAGAATAGCACAAAGCCGAGCGATGTTCGGGTCGTCGACCCCCCTCGACAACGCAGTCTTATTTTCTTAAGGAGTTAAAAAATGGTCTCAGCTTTACTTGGCGCTGTTGCTGCTCCTTTAATCGGAGGTGCGGTGAGTAGTATATTTGGAGGATCGAAGAGTAGTGGAGGATCAAGCTCTGGCAGTGGCGGCGATATCTCTGATATTTTCGAGCCAGAGCCGAATGAGAAATTAGAGGGTATTGTAGATTCAGCATTTGGGGGACTAGATGCGGCAAGAAATTTTGGCAATTCTGCGTTTACCACTTCAGCACAACGACAACAAAACGCTCTTGCTAATTACGAAGATTACAGGAATAATTTACTCTTTGGTGTTCAAACAGGAAGAGTTGGACCCACTACAGCTGGATTACAATTACAGAACTTCATTCAGAGCAACGATTTATTCGATCTAGATGAAAGATTTGGTGATGATTTAAATGCAATAAACAGACTATACAGTAAAGCTGTTGTGCCTAAACAAAATGAAGAGCAAGTAAAAAGAGCGGTTGAAAATGTTTTAGGCCGAGAAGCCACGGGTAATGAATTACTTAAGTACACGGCAAGATTTGAAGGGGGAATTCCTGGATACGATTATCAATCACTGTTAGGAGACCTTTCACAAACTCAGGAATATAAAGACAAATTCGGAACAGGCGGAGCTCTTGATGCGTATTATGATTCATATTATGGTAAACGACTTAAAGAAACTGTTGCTGTTCCAGAAGGAGAGCAACAAGAGTATCAGCGTCCTTCTTTAGACGCAATTCGTAAGCGTTATGGACTCAGTGATGATTTTGGTGGTTATGACGTTTTAAAAGCAAGGCAAGCAGGATATTCAGATGATGAGCTACTTGATTATTTAAAACAAAATCCAAATTACCTTGCAGGTGATAATGTAGTCGGCGGCTCAAACGATGTGATTCGTGAACTTGAGAGAGGTTCTCTTAAGTTAGTAGACACATACACAGGTAAAGGTCTAGTACCTATTGACAGAGGTGAAACACCAGACTTTAAATACCAAGACGCTATAGGCCCTACACGTGAAGTTATCACTGACGATCGTGAATATAGATTTGCTCCTGACAACTTTACAAAGAAAGCACGTCGTAGAGCAGGATTAAAACCAATAGAAGACTTTACGTTCACTGGTACGATTGCTGAAATTGAAGATTTTCAACAGCAACGTCGTGATGAACGCAAGTATTTATATAACTCTGGGTTAACAAATCTACAGGGCGATATTGATAAGAGTCTTCAAAGCATAAAAGACGCTGGCAGACAGAGGCAAACTCTTTTACAGGGACAGTATGGAATGGTCCAAGGATTAGCTGCGGGCTTATTTGCGTAAAGATAAACTTCTTGTATAATTAATTTTGTAGTTTTTATAAAACGATCATGCCTCAGCCAATGTCATATGCAGACAAAGCTGCAGCTATTAAAGCTGATGAAAGTCTCACCGGAAGACAGCAACGGGATCTTCTCTTTAATCTTGCCTCCGATGAGTACGGCCCCTCTTTTGATCGTGGGCAGTTCAACTTCCTTCTGGATCGCCTGACCGGATCCAAGATTCGGCAGAACCGTGACGCACAGGCTCAAGAACGTCAGAACATCTTCTCACGAGGCCTTTCCAGTATGTTCGGTAACTTCTAATTCCAATCGATAAATGAGTCATGACATCCAGTAATGTTGTCGACGCATTTTCGGAAGAGGAAAACAAATTTGGAGGAAAGAGTGAAGAACTCTTTAGTCCTGAGCAGCTTGATAGATATCAACAAGCTTATGACTTAGCCTACCGATTTGGCGAACGCAAACTCAGAGAAGAAGGTGCTCAAGAAAGACAAACAATCGAAAAAGGTGCCTCAGAACAGCGTAAAACCGAGCGAACACAAGAAGCTCGAGACAACGCTCAAGCACGACGAGCTTATAAGTTCTGAGGTCTTTTCTCACTTTGTAGAGAACTTGGATTCCTCTACAAGAGAGACGTTCATGTCTTTTGCTTGTGACAAGTATTCGGTTGTAGAAATTTACATATACGCACGGTTCCTTGGCTACAAAGGAACCGTTGCGGATTGTGATGTTTGGGTAACTTCACTTTTCGATAAACCTGATCATATACATACTCTTTTATTTCAGATCAATGAAATGACAGAGGATGTACGTAAATTACGTGAAGATGTTGAAAGCGGTTTAATTAAAAGGGATGTAGGTGTTGCCAGGAATGCTCAAATGCAGCGTGAGATTCGAGGCAACATCGCCCAGGTTGAAGAATTTACCACAATGAAAGATAGAAAGGGGTTATTGCTTGCCGGAGCAGATAGGGCCATCCGTGAATTGCTTGCAATTTTTAAAGATGACCCTATCTCTATTCCTTTAGAAGAAGCTTCAATGGCAGTATGGGCAAGAATGCAACTCGAAGAATAGTTGTTATAATATAAATAAATACAGTATTTAAGATGGGCCAGTCAAATCAACGTGCTCGTGATAACACTTACGAGAATTTACAAAACCTGATGCTAGAGCGTCAAGACGCTGCATCAACTGAAAATTTTGGCATGTACAACACTCCCGGAAATAGTTTTGAAAACCCCATGAATACAGTTGTGGGAGAAGGAAATAACACCGGAGGCATGCAAGGAACAAGCATGAAGCGAACTGATTTTGCTAATCAGCTAAATGCTGCCCTTGGTGATATGGGAGGCCCAGAGCAAGGAATGGCACAGGGAATGGCACAGGGAATGGCACCGGGAATGGAAGAAGAAGAAGAAGTTGAAGGTATGGACATGGGACCTGGAAGGGCAAATCGTGAAGCACGCCGCAGAATGTGATAATTAATTTTATTGTTAAAATTTCCTTATTCTTTGTTAGTGTAGAAGAATAGGGAATTTTTTATGCCTTCTTATAGTTATCAAGCATATCGTAGAAATGCGCGTGCAGCTGCAGCGAGGCAACAAATTAAACCCAACAAAAATATCGAACAACTTGAAAAAGCGCGTGATGATTTTGGTTACTTTTGTGAGTATGTAGCAGATAAACCGCCAGCATCACATCATAAAGAATGGAATAAACAGTTTATTACTCGACTGGATACACAATGCCTATTAAAAATAGGTGGACCAAACATTGATCTTCTTGCACCAAGAGGCTCTGCTAAATCTACTGTCTTAGGTTTACTAACTGCGTGGGCTATTGGTATTCACACGACTGCAGGTAAGCCTTTACAGATACTCTATCTTTCTTACACAGTAGATATTGCACGCTCTAAATCTGCGACAATTAAAAGAATAATTGAAAGTAAAAGATATCAAGAAGTTTTTCCGAAAGTTAAGTTACTTAAAAACGTAACTTCCAATGAGTACTGGTCAATTGATCATAGATTTGCAGGAATTGATACTACAGGCGAAGAGCAATTCACTTTATGCGCAGCTGGCCTGAAAGGATCCGTTACATCAAAACGTTCACATTTGGTCATGATTGATGACCCCATTAAATCAGCATCTGATATTGCAAATCCAGATGTTAGAAAACAAATGGAAGATAACTGGAATGCAGTTATTGCACCAACGATGTTTGAAGGAGGTAGAGCTATTTGTTTAGGCACTCGTTTTCGACATGATGATATTCATGCAACCACATTTAATGAGAATAATAATTGGAATCAAGTTGTGCTTGCTGCTATAAATACTGATGAAGAAACAGGAGAGCAACTTAGTTATTGGCCTGAATTTTGGTCAATTGATTATTTATTAGAGAAGAAAAGACAGGCACCCGTTGCATTTAGTTTTCAGTATATGAATCAAATTGTGAGGCAGCATGAGCTTTCCCTTGCACCAGAGTTAGTAGTCAAGGCTGAAATTGCTACTGAATTCGATTCACTCGCTGTCGGAATTGATTTGTCTTCAGGTGTGAAAGAAAAAAATGATTTTACAGTCATGGTCTTAGGAGGAAGAATTGAGGATCGAATACACATTATTGATTACCGTCGACTAAGAGTAATGGGTAATTTAGAAAAATTAGATGCGTTAAAAGAGATGTTAGTTGATTGGAATATTCTTGGACAGGATGAGAAAGGTCTTTACTATCCCACCATGTCTACATGTGACATTTATAGTGAAGCGGTCGCTTACCAAGCTAGTCTTGAGGCTGATTTTAAAAGAGTTTGTTTAAATCAAGAAAGTCTGTGGAACTTAGTATGGCATCCAGTTAAAGGTTTTCGTTCTGATAAGTTAGCTAGATTTAGAGGTACAATCGGATTATTTGAGGAAAGAAAAGTAATCTTTAATCGCTATAGAAACTTCACGGCAATGTTTGAAGAGCTTACAAATTTTGGAGTAGCTAGTCATGATGACTGCGTTGATGCTTTGGTTTGGCTCTTAAATGGTTTGTCTAGAAAAGGTAATCTACAAGTGGATTTTTAAAATTATAATAAAGGAAAGAGGGCACCCCTATGGAACATTTAATAGCTGTTGCCATAGCAGCAATAACGGGGGGTGGATGGACCCTCTCGAAATTTGGCAATCGTATGCGAGAGATAGAAAACAAAGTAGATAGAATGCCGATTGATTATGTATTGAAAGCAGATTACATAAGAGAAATGCAGAGAATGAACGATACATTTTCAGAAATTAATATTAAGCTTGATAAGCTTGTTGAAAGAGCAATTGAAAAATGATTGAAATTACTGAAATCAATGAATTGTCAGATGGCAGCTGCTATGTGATCTTATCAGATGAACTGCTTGATATTCTTGATTGGAGCGAGGGTGATGTCCTCAATTCTCGCTTAAAAGGAAATGGCATTATTTTTACAAAAGTAAATGATCCTGAAAAGTTTATACCAATAGAATAGTAAAAAAGCTTTTAGAACCATGATGATGAGCGGTGGCGATGCCAACATGCCCGGCGCACCTGGCAACACAGGAGCCCTTATGCAAGCAGGAATGATGGGAATGGGTCCTAGCGGAGCGATGGGCTATCTACAACGTTCAATGCCAATCAACGGCATGGCCATGTATGGACCTTTAACTCCAATGGACGTTAAGCGTATGTATAGCGCAGGTGCGCAGCTCACTGGAGGCGGTCTTATGGGTCCTATGGGTCCTATGGGTCCTATGGGTCCTATGGGTCCTATGGGTCCTATGGGCTCTATGGAGGCTGAAGAAGAGGCGTAATAGCGCTTTTTTTTCAAAATATAGAGGGTTATTAAATGTATTACAGCAGCATGGGACCTGGTGCCCCCGGTAACTTCGAAGGAATGCAAAGAGCAACTCTCGGAGCTGATATGGCAGGCCTAAATATTAATACAGGAGGCCAAGATCTAAATGGAAACCCTCAACTTGCCTTCGATCCTTATGGATCGATCCAAGATCTTGGCCGAAGAAACTTTGGTGTCATCGCCGGAGATCCTTACAGCAGACCGCAGCCTCAACGGAACACCATGGTTCCAAGCATGAATATGGTAACGGACCCTTTAAAGGGTGCCCTTCAGACTGGCTTCAATAATCTTGGTTCCCTTTATCGGCGCACAGATCAGGAATATTTTGGCGGTAGGTTACCAGGTGGCGCTCAACCGCCCACCTTTTTTGATAGTATTCCCCCAGCACCCTCAGGTCCTGGTTTCTACAACATGCCGGGCTCCGAAAATCAAATCCCAATGGGAGATGGTTTTATCGGACCACGCTCTAATGACCAACTGCGTAGAGAAGCATTAGAACAAATTCGATTAGAAGATGAGGAGAATAAGAGGTATAGCAGCGATCCAAATCTTGCTTCAGTTCCTGTAGGTTTTGCTAATAAATTTGTTAGTTAAATGCCACAAAACGATTCCAAATATACAAAGCCTGGTTTACGCGAATCTATTAAGAAGCGCGTGATGGCTGGCAGTAAAGGCGGTAAGCCTGGCCAGTGGAGTGCTAGAAAATCTCAGCTCGTTGCTTCTGAATACAAAAAAGCAGGAGGAGGTTATAAAGGTGGAAAAGGTAAAGAGCAAAAGAAATTAGACAAATGGACCAAAGAAGAATGGGGTACTAAAGATGACTACGAAAAAGGAAAGAAAGCAGCTAAAGTAGCCAAAAGAGCTAAGGATAAACGTGGATAAAAAAGAATGCACCAAGTGCAAAAAGAAGAAAGCTTTAACAGAATTTAGGTCAAGAGGAGGGGATCAGAAACATTTACTCAAAAGCTACTGCAATAAGTGCCTTAAAGAGGAACATAGAGAATGGTGTAAAAGGAATCCAGAACGTGTTAAAAAACATAGAGCAAATGAAGATACTCTACATAGACGGTGTGTGCGAAGAAATATTAAAGTTGACGAATTCTTTGAAGCTCTCGAAAAACAGTCTTATACCTGTAAGATTTGTTATTCAGCAATTACAATAGAGCATAGCGCGATTGATCACAATCACCATACAGGCGAGTTCCGAGGCGTTCTTTGTAAAACCTGTAATCGTGCTTTAGGTCTATTTAAAGACAACCCAGAAACTTTAGAAAACGCAGCTGTTTATTTAAGGAACGAAGGACACTATGGCTGAACGTGCACGACAACCAGACGGTACAACCAAACGGTATCTACCTAAAAAAGCTTGGGCATCTCTTTCAAAAGAAGAGAGACAAGAAACTGATCAGAAGAAACGAGCTGGCTCTAGAAAAGGGAAGCAGTTTGTACCAAATACAGAGACTGCAAAGAAAGCAAGTAAGGCTGCACGTGCAGCCAAGAGATATAAGGACAAATAGTGATAAAATAAAATGATCTAGATGACCCAGTAAATGGCGACAGTAGATTCCAAGGCAAGATTAAAAGACATTGTTAATGCTTATCTAGATAAAGACGGTGGCGCAGGAATCGACACCGGAATCGTTGCTGGACATCTAGCACAGATGCGATTATTTGGCATTCGCCAAGGGGTAGAATTCTTCCCCGGTCAAGATAATTTTGGCAACCAACGTAAAGACTTTTTAGATCGTGTCGCTAAATACAATCAATTAGACACACGTTTAGATTCTATTTGGGATTATTTTCTTTGTGACGGTCAAGGTTTATTTTACATTCGACCTACTAACAACAACTATAGACTTTACTTTTTTAGGAAGCACGAGTACAGAACGTATTACAACGTAGATGGCGAATTAGATGAAGTTGTAATCATCTATAGCTATAAAGTGCGCCAAGGCAGGGGTACTATGCAGCCAGTGACTATTGACGACTCTCCCATGACAGGCCATACAGGTCACCTGGGTATGGGTAATGCAACAGGCACTAAAAAATATATTAAGCTTTCAATTAAAAAACGTTTAATTACTGAAACACATTCAGATGGACATATCTCTTTTGATATGCCAGATCAAGCAGCACCCGGTAAAACTAAGAAGCTTAAAAACACATTAGGTTTTATTCCTTGCGTAGAGATTTTTAACAATCCCAAAGGGTTTGCGACAGAAGGTGTAGGTGACTTTGATTCCTTAGCTGATCAAATTTGTCTTCACGACGACATGGTTAAAAACATGCGAAAGAATATTCAGTTCTTTGGCAATCCTACCTTGTTATCTTCGCGACCAAAAACTGATCTAATGGAATCAGGAGACATGACGGTCCAAAGACCATCAATTGCTGCTAATTCTGGTTTCATGGGTGCAAACGCTTTAAGCAAATCAATGTTTAAAGCAGATCCAATTTCGCGTGGCATGGGTGGAGACATTCGTGTTCCTCGTGTCATCGCTAATTTAGAGCCAAACGACCGTGTTGGTTATATCGTACCCGACGCTGTTACAGGTGATCAGGTATCTTTTAGCCGTACTTTACGTGAGGAAATCCGTACCGCCTTGGGTGGTCAGGATGAAATCAGTATTTCGGCAAGTGTAACTGCGACTGAACTTAAATCTATTTACGGTCGAGTTGCTGCAACTGCAAAGAAAAAATGTCGCGCTATTTATACGCATGGCATTGCACGTTGCATGGAATTAATTATTTATCAGGAAGAGAGGCTTTTTAGAGATAGCTTAGCCGCAGCTGTTGGTTTAGAAAAACCAGTTGACTTATCTGAGGAAGCTACGGCACAAGAAGAGGAGCTATATGCAGATGCAATGGCTGCTTTTGATCAGCAAATTAAGCGGATCATGATGGCCGCACTTCAGACTGAAATGCTTCCACCATCTGTCATTGGTTTAATTCCAGATGGGGATTTAACTGTGCAATGGCGCTGGCTTGGACCGGTCTACGAAGACACCTCTCAGGATCTAATTAACAATTCAATTGTTGTTAGAAACTTGCAAGAATTGGGTGTTGATAGTATAGAAGCACTGAAGTTTCTTTTCCCACAAAAAACGGATGAGGAACGAGCCGCGATGTTATCGGGGTTCCCATTCAGGATGGTGAATGAATTGCAAGGAGCTTTCCAAGCATTCAGTCGCCTGGTGTCGGGAATGATGCAGACCCCTCACCCGCAGTCGCCAGATTTACCTATGGCTGCAGATCCACGTTTGGATTTAACACCTTATCTGTATCGAACTTTAGAAGCATTACAACAGGAGATGAGTTATGCAGGACGCTACCGTCCAATCGATCCAACCGACGAGCCCAACACCAGTGGCCGTCGCCCCCAGCAGCTACGTGGCGGCAGCACCGGTTCCGGTGGCGCAGCCTCAGGCTCAAATTCCGGTGGGTATGAATTACCCCCAACAGGCTCCGGCGGGTCCTATCAATTACCCATCAAGCCCGTCTCAATACGTCCCCCAATCCCAACCGGCGGCGGTTCCTCCGTCCAACCCATGGGAGGCGGCGTTCAACAAGGTGGTAGGAGCACTGAGTCAGCCAGCCCCATCCCCGTT